ACGGCGACTGGATCAGATGCAAGGACTGCAACCCGCCTCCACCGTCAGCACAGGTGCTAGAGTTTGCGAGGGGCGCTCGGGTGCGCAAGCCGAAAAAGCCGGTAGACGAGCCCCCGTCAGCGGCCTAAAATCAGTAACATGGCAAAGAGTACTGTCAACGCGGCTGGCAACTACACGATGGCGAAAATGCGCAAAGAGCTTTTCGAGTCCATCAAGGCGCGAGCGGTACAGGGAACAGCGGCAGGCCAATGGTCGGCGCGCAAGGCCCAGCTTCTTGCCAAGGAGTACAAGCGGCGTGGCGGGGGGTATCGCGATTGAAAGCGCCGCAGCGATCGCTGAAGGAATGGACGGCGCAGAAGTGGCGCACCAAGTCCGGTAAACCCTCGAGCGAGACTGGCGAGCGGTATCTGCCGAGCGCGGCTATCAAGGCTCTGTCGCCGGCTGAGTACGCAGCAACGACCCGGGCCAAGCGAGAGGGCAAGGCGAAGGGCGAGCAGTTTGTGGCGCAACCGAAGAAGGTTGCCGAAAAGGTCAAGCGGTTCCGATGAAGGTAGCCAGACTTGGAGACAATGGGAATGATGAAGCTCCTCCGGTTAGGCGTGGCATCGCTGGCGAGATCCGTCTGGGTGCTGCTGCTTTCCGTCCGATTGCGGCTCGAGCGACTCGTCTCGCAGGCGCGCAAGCCGCTGCACCAGTCCGACTCGGAGGCCGAACCGAAGGCCGAATCCCGTTCTACGAAGATCGCGACACGCCGTCGCAAGACGCAAGGCTAGTGCCGTGAAAACCCCGGCATGGCAGCGTAAGGCTGGACAGAATCCGAAGGGCGGTCTCAACGAGGCTGGACGCCGGTCTGCGAAGGCCGAGGGGATGAACCTCAAGGCTCCGGTCAAGTCCGGCGACAACCCGCGGCGAGCTTCCTTCCTCGCGAGAATGGGTAACGCTCCCGGCCCGATGAAGGACGAGAAAGGACGACCGACTAGACTGGCACTTGCCCTGCGCGCATGGGGTGCCAGCAGCAAGGAAGATGCTCGAGCGAAGGCCCGGGCGATCAGCGCGCGTAATAAAGGAAAGTGACCGTGCCTTTAATTAAGTCATCCTCTGCTAAAGCTTTTCGTGAGAACATCCGCACCGAGATCAAGGCTGGCCGCAAGCCTGCTCAAGCCGCGGCCATTGCCTATTCGGTCAAGCGATCGGCTGCTGCCAAGAAGGGCGCTGCAAAGCGTAAGGGCTAATGGATAAAGCCGAGCAAGTCCGGCGCGTACTCGAGCTGATCGAGGACGGAATGTCCGAGCGATCGGCCTGCGCGGAAGTAGGAATCAGCCGCTCGACTTTCAGAACGACGGCGTTGAGAGTCAATTCGGGCGACCACTACGCGCGCGCATTAGAAGCTCTGGCGCAGGATCAGGTCGAGAAGGCCGAGCAAGTCATCGAGGATATGCGCTCCGGTGTCATCGATGCCCAGCAGGCCCGGGTCGAACTCGATGCTCGCAAGTGGTTCGCGTCCAAGTTCCTGCCCAAGCGATACGGCGACAAGGCCGAGGTCGAGCACTCCGGCAACGTCGGTCTGACCGTCAACGTGGTTCGCCTAACCGATGCCGATAATAACCCTGCCGCATAACGGCTGGAGACCAAGACCGTACCAGTTAGGGGCATGGGGTGCGCTCGAGAGCGGCACCAAGCGCCTCGCTCTGGCATGGCATCGACGCTCTGGTAAGGACGACATCAGCTTGCATTGGGCTGCGGTGTCCATGATGACTCGCGTCGGATCTGTGTGGCATATGCTTCCGCAGGCCAACCAGTCGCGCAAAGCAATCTGGGACGCGGTGAACCCGCATACCGGCAAACGGCGCATCGACGACGCATTCCCGATGGAGCTGCGCGAGAGCACTCGTGAGCAGGATATGTTCATCCGGTTCAAGAACGGCTCGACATGGCAAGTCGTCGGATCGGACAACTACAACAGCCTGGTCGGTTCGCCTCCGGTCGGCGTCGTGTTCTCCGAGTACGCGATGGCAGATCCGAATGCGTGGGCATTCCTGCGTCCGATCCTTGCAGAGAACGGCGGCTGGGCGATCTTCATCTCGACGCCCCGCGGCAGGAACCACTTTGCCCGGCTGGTTGAGTACGCCAAGCAGGATGCTGATTGGTTCGGCCAGGTGCTCACCGTCGAGGATACGAAAGCGATCCCGATGGCGACCATCCAGCGCGAGCGCAAAGAGCTGCGCATGGAGCGCGGAGACAAGGAAGCCGAAGCGATCATCCGGCAGGAATACTATTGCGATTTCGACGCAGACATTCCGGGTGCCTACTTCGGTGAGGCGATCCGCAGCGCAGAAGTCAACGGCAGGATCGGCGAGTATCCGCACGTTATCGGCCAGCCTGTCGGCACAGCATGGGATATCGGTGTCGGCGACTCCACGATCATCTGGTTCTATCAACTGATCGGTCACAAGGTGCGCATCATCAACGTGCTCGAGGGTTCCGGCGTCGGGCTTGAGTGGTACGTCAAGAAGCTGCTCGCAATGGACTACGTTTATGGCGATCACATCTGGCCGCATGACGGCGCTGTGCAGGAATGGGGCAGCGGTCAGTCTCGAGTGCAAGTGGCGGCAGGCTACGGCCTCAAGCCGCGCATCCTCGAGCGTGACTCGGTGGATGACGGAATACAGGCTGCGCGAATGATGCTGCCTGCGACCGAGTTCAATACCGCACCAGATCCGTTCCCGGGCGAAACGGCAGACGAGGCGAAGTCCCGCATGACTCGCGCTCTCGACGCCCTGCGGCAGTACAGGCGCGAATACGACGACAAGCTCCAGCGGTTCAAGGACAAGCCGCTGCACGATTGGACGTCGCACTACGCAGATGCATTCCGGTATCTCGCGAAGGGCCGCAAGCCGTTCCGCGGTACGGAACAGGCGCGTCGCCCGAGCCATCAAGTGGCAGTAGCAGACTACAGGGTGCTGGGGTAGACTAGCTGCGCAACCCGAAAGGAGCGCCAGATGTCAAGTCTTTTTAAGCCCAAGATGCCCAAGATTGAGCCGACGCCCCCACCTCCGACGGTGGATGAAGCGCAACTCTCCCGCATTGAGCAGCGCCGTATGGCTCGTCGCCGTGGCCGCGCGTCTACGATCATGTCAACTACCGGCAGTCAACAGACTGGTTCGGTCGGCGTTAGCCGCTTGCTCGGCGGCGGCTAATGGCAACCAAGAAGATATCGGCATTAACGTCTCTCGCGCAGGATTCGATCGATCCTGCCGCTGACGTATTGCCGATCAACGACACCGGCTCGAGCGAGACGAAGAAGGCGACCGCGGCTGCGATCGTCGGCAAGTCGATCGGTGCGCTGGCTGCCACATGGAACAACGCGCTGACGACGTTCAAGGCTCGTGTGTTCAACGTCACGGATACGGCCTCGGCTGCTGCCTCGCTGCTCGATGATCTGCAAGTCGGCGGCGTGAGCAAGTGGTCGGTGCGCAAGGATGGCGAGCTGACGGTCGGCATCGTTCCGTTTGCTCGATTGCAGAACAACAGCATCGGCTCGTTCTACTCAACGTCTGACCAGACTGGCAGCGTCTCAACCCCGACGGCGTTCACGTTCAGCAACACCGTAGCCTTCTCAAGCGGCATCTCGATTGCCTCCAGCAGCCAGATCACGTTCGCCAATGCAGGGACGTATTTGTGCAGCGTGAGCGTCCAGTTTCAGAATTCGGACAGCAGCAACCATACAGCGAAAGTTTGGTATCGCATCAATGGATCTGACGTCACGGCAAGTGCAAGCGTGGTGACGGTTCCGAAGATAGCTGACGGTGGCAACACCGTTTTCGAGCTGACGTTCATTGAGCAGCTTACGGCAGGCCAGTACATCCAAGTGATGTGGCTACCAGCAGATGTCGACGTCACGGCTGATCATACCGCTGCGGCTGCTGGCCCTCCGGCTGTCCCGGCGATCCCCTCTGTTTTGTTCTACGCGCATCGCATCGCGTAATCGGAGACTGAAATGGCAACAGGCATTGTTCTCGCATCTAACGCTAGCGCAACGGGCGCATGGTTCCAATGGCCGGGTGGTCGCGGTGAGTTTCGCGTCGAAGCCACATTCGGCGGTGGCACGGTCAAGCTCGAGTGCAAGGGGCCGAACGGCACCGCACAGGATGTCGGCACTAACACGACGTTGACCGCCTCTGGTGGCGGCATCTTCGAGCTCGGTGCTGGTGAAATTCGCTGCAATATCGCGACGGCTACTGGCGTCTACGCTATGGCTCTGCGAATTCCGTCTGCTGCGTTCTAATGCGAACCGAAGAGCGCACATCGTCGAGGACGGCTCCAAAAACCGAGCCTCGCCCCGGGCCTGCGCCAGCGCCATCGGTAGGTTCTTTGCTGCTCGAAAATAGTTCATTCATTTTGTTAGAGACCAGCGATAAGCTGCTTTTGGAGTAAGTCATGGCCGACACCAAGATTAGTGCATTAACTTCAGGCGCGCCGGCGCAAGCAGGCGATGAGACTGTTGTTGCTCGGTCTGGGGCAAACTACAAGCTCACGGTGGCAAACATCGTTGGCTATCTCGGCACTCCGATCACCGTCGCGAATGGCGGTACTGGTCAATCGTCGTACACCGACGGCCAGTTGTTGATTGGTAACTCCACCGGCAACACGCTCTCAAAGGCGACGCTGACGGCTGGAAGCGGCATCAGCATTACCAACGGTTCCGGCGCTATTACGATTGCAGCGACGGGCAGCGGCGGCACGGTTACATCGGTCAGCGGTACGGGTACGGTCAGCGGATTGACGCTCACCGGAACGGTGACGAGTTCTGGCAGTCTGACGCTCGGCGGTACGCTCTCGGTCAATCTTGCATCTGATGTCACGGGTACGCTGCCGATCGCTAACGGCGGTACCGGATCGACCTCGACGACGTATTGCTCGCTGACTACGAATGTGACCGGCACATTGCCTGTTGCCAATGGCGGCACCGGCATCACTTCGTTCGGCACGGGCGTAGCAACGTGGCTCGGTACACCGTCGAGCGCAAACCTTGCGTCTGCGGTGACGGACGAGACGGGTTCTGGCGCTCTGGTGTTTGCCAATACGCCAACCTTGGTGACCCCGGTATTGGGTACGCCGACCTCG